TTTATTAAACACATCGCTTCTCACTGCTCCATCATCTTTATTCCCTGCTTATACCCAACAAGCAGATGTACTTACCATTAATCCGGTTAGTTACAAGACTCCTGGGCAGGTGATAGCTAATTACTTTAGATACCCATTCACCCCTAAGTGGACGTATGTGAGTATATCAGGCGGTGAGCCAGTATTTGACCAATCACAACCTGACTACCAAGACTTTGAGTTGTCTGAGGATTACGTTTACAAATTAGCCACCAAGATTTTAGAATACGCTGGTATGTCTATTAGAGAATCTGAAGTAGTTCAGTTTGGTATGACTCAGCAGGCTCACGAACAACCCACATTTAGCGTACAGCAATAATAAACCATGGCTTATTTATCTACATATCAGTATTATGACAACAACGGCAACTCTCCAGAGGATGCCAATTGGGGGTCATACCAATACGTTAGCCTTCAAGATATCGTAAAGAATTTTCAGTTAATGTATGCCGGCAATCACTCGCTGGTTAACAATGAAGAACGATATAGAATTTTGTTTCACGCAAAGCGTGCAATACAGGAATTGAACTACGATGCATTCAAGGAGGTTAAAGTCCTTGAACTTACAGTTGGTAGCAACTTGAGATATATTCTTCCAAACGACTTTGTAAACTGGGTGCGTATCTCTTTGTATCAAGATGGATACTTATTACCAATGACTGAGAACGTGCAGATTCTTTCTTCTCGTGCCTACTTGCAGGACAATCAAGCCAATATCTTGTTCGACCAGAACGGGAATATCCTTGAACCGCAAAACTCACACATAGATACCATGAGATTGAATGGCACTAAGAAGAATATCTACATGAATCCAGGTGGTATGTTTGATGGGCAATGGGGATGGGAGATTGATGGGCAGTGGTATTTTGAATACGGACTCGGTGAGCGCTATGGTCTTAACACAGAGACCGCTAACGTAAACCCGACTTTTGCTATCGACAGAAAAGCTGGTGTAATTAATTTCAACTCGGATATGTCGGACCGAGTATGCATACTTGAATACATATCTGATGGTATGGAAGGCGGAGAAGATTCTTTGATAACTGTAAATAAGTTGTTTGAGAAATACGTTTATGCTTACATCCAATATGAGATACTCAATTCGAAACTTGGCGTACAAGAATACATTGTAGCTAGAGCAAGAAAAGAAAAGTCGGCATTATTAAGGAACGCTAAGATTAGATTAAGCAACATACACCCAGGTCGTTTACTGATGAGCTTGAGAGGTATGGATAAGTGGATAAAGTAACATGGCCAATATAACAAGAAACTTTATAGCAGGTAAGATGAATAAGTCTCTCGATGAGAGGCTTGTACCTGATGGTGAGTATATAGATGCAATGAACATCCGCATGGGTTCTACCGAGAATGCGGAGATAGGCGTTATAGAAAACACCAAAGGGAACGAATCATTGACCACGCTTACATACATAGATGGAACTCAATTGAGTGCCAATGCTAGATGCATAGGGGCTTACGAGGATGGAGAAGCAGAGACTCTTTATTGGTTTGTTCACGATCCCGACTTTGCAGTGGGAGCTACTGGCAAGTTGGATTTGATAGTTTCTTTCAATGTACTTACAGGCATATTACTCTATCATGTTATCAGCGTTGATGACGGCAATGGTGTAAATACCACGTTGAATTTCAATCCTCAGTACTTAATCAATGGTATCAATCTAATCAAGTCCGGCATACCTGCCGAAAACTTGTTGTTTTTTACGGATGATTATAACCCACCAAGGGTAATCAATGTAAGCAAAGGATACGCACCACCGATTGGTAATACAGACCAATTCTCTGCCGAAGCTTTGTTGGTTATCAAGAAGCCACCGGTCGCTGCTCCTACGATACAATTGATATCTGCATCTGGACAGGAGAACTACATGGAGAATAAGTTTCTGTGTTTTGCTTACAGATATCGCTATGCAGATAATGAATATTCTGCTACATCTCAGTTTTCAGAACCTGCATTTGTTCCAAGTGCTTTTAACTTTAACATAGCAAGTTTCTTGAATGAGGGGATGGTAAATGCAGCCAACACGGTTGACATAACTTATTATTCTGGAGATTCGCTAGTGGTTGGTGTTGATTTGTTATTCAAAGAAGCCAACTCAAATGTAATCAAGGTAATAAAGAAGCTTGACAAATCTGATATGGGGATGGTTGATAATGCTTATTACAATTATCAATTCAGTAACAGTGAGATATTCACTGTGTTGCCAGAGTCGGAGATATTGAGATTGTACGACAATGTACCATTACAAGCTAAGGCTCAGACAATTATGGGCAACCGATTGATGTATGGTAATTACGTTGAAGGATATGACTTAGTGGATGACAACGGCAACCCTGTGATGTTTGAGTATTTCACAGAGCTAATTACTGAAGAAGTCGGCAATGATGTATTGGATTCCGGGACATCAAATGGGACTTACAATATAAATGGTCCACAAACCATAGCTGATTCTACTTTGTATTTTGATTTAGATGGCATTGACCTTGTTGCTGGATCTTCAATAACCATAGAGTTTAGATTTAACCACTCTACATTCACAGGAACACCACCGTTTCCTGGTGAGACCACGTATAATGTACCGCTTACGTTTACTTTCTTTTTAAATACAAACTATAGTTCGGTATACGCATTGGCTACAAGCACAGAGTTCCAAGAAGCAATAGGGACCACTGCAAACATACAGACAGTTGCCAATGCTTGTACTGGCAATACACTAACCGATGAGTTCAACTGCGCCATACCGCAAACACTTGGCACTTTGACCAAATATCAAAGTGGTATAAACGCAGTCAATGAACCTATAGGCATAGACACAAGTACCAGCAGCACCGTAATTGGATTGCAATTACCTGCTATGAGATTTGTAGATAGCACTACGACTCCAACGGTAAGTGTTTACGAATACTACGATATAGAGTTTGTTCAGGTAACGTACCAAAAGATAGCTACTCCAGCAAGTTTACATAGCAATAGAGATTATGAGATTGGTATTGTGTATATGGATGATTTTAACAGGGCTAGCACAGCTTTGGTCAGCCAAAACAACACAGTTCATGTACCTTGTGGTAATTCTGCTTTAAAGAACTCTATACGAGTTACTATACCATTTACCCAGTTACCGCCATATTGGGCTACTCGATACAAGTTTGTAATTAAACCAAGCAATACTTTCTATGAGACCATATACTCATCTATATATTTTGCTGACCCAGATTCAAACAATGTTTACTTCCTACTTGAAGGGGAGAATGCACAGAAGGTAGAGCAGGGAGATCGGTTCGTTGTAAAGGCAGACAGCGCAGGACCAACCCAGTCTTGTACTTATGCTACGGTATTGGAGAAAGAATCTAAGCCAGCAGACTTCTTGACTATCAATAGTCAGTTAGACCCAAGCGTACAGATTGCTGTGCCTGCCGGTGTTTACATGAAGATAAACCCAAGCACATTTAATATAGTGAATGATCAATTAGCTGTCATAGCTCCTGGCACAGTTGTTGAAACGGAAACTGATAAAGGACAATATGTAGTGGCAGCTTACCCAATGAATCTGCAAAGAACCGCTGGGTACGATCCTCTTAATCCAAATTGGGAATATCAAGACTATACAATCCCTGCTGGAAGTAGAATAACATTGTCTTTTAAGTTCGAAAGAATAGGCGCAGGAGCAGGTGAAGGCAATTGTGAAGCTAGGACATATATAGTAGAAGCCACAATGACATCATCTGCCGACTACGATAACATGTATGATTGGTTTAATGGCGATAACGTAGCCAATGTAATTGAAAATGGGGTAGGATATGCTGGCGGTAACAATTGCATTCCTGATGCTGTTTATATCCCTACATTATCTCCTACGAAAAGCACAACACTCTCATTATGTACTAATTATTTTCAATTTTATAGGAATTATACAACCAATGAATTAGCATTGATAATTAGCGGTCCACCTGCGTGTACTGGGATTATTGGGAAAGAAAAAAGAGCTTCCAAGATTACAGCCACGGTTCAAGTGTTTAGAGCCGAGAATCTTATTGTGTTTGAGACCGAACCAACTGAAGCATTACCTGATGTTTTCTACGAGAACAACTTGTCATTGCCCATTACCGGTGGATACCACATGGGCAACGTGCCGGGAGGAAACCAATCAGCAAGTACTCCGGCCATTATCGATACCGAGTTCTTCAATTGCTATTCTTTTGGTAATGGCGTAGAGAGCTACAAGATTAGAGACTCTATCGTTGGCAAGAGCTTTGGCTTAGGCAATCGTGTCACTTCTGTTTCTGCTCAAGATTACAGACGTATTGACCGGTTTGCCGATATTACTTACAGTGGTGTATACTACGATGAATCAAATGTAAACAAACTCAACGAGTTCAATTTAGGTTTACAAAACTTTAAACAATGTGAAGATTCCTTTGGACCAATTCAAAGACTTGATGCCCGTGAAACGGATGTACTCGTTTTACAAGAAGATAAAATATCTTATGTGCTTGCCGGGAAGAACCTTTTATCTGATGCTGGTATTGGAGGTTCTATCGCTGCTATTCCTGAAGTGTTGGGAACACAGATAGCAAGAACTGAGAAATACGGAATTAGTTTTAATCCTGAGAGTTACGTTCATTGGGGATTCAATAGATTCTTTACTGACGTAAAGCGTGGTGCGGTAATACAATTGGTTGGCAACTCATATTCTCAAGACCAATTAGCAGTGGTATCCGAGCTGGGTATGCGTACTTGGTTTAGAAGCACGTTTATCGAGTCTTTCTCGACTCAAAAGTTGGGCGGATGGGACCCATACATGAATGAGTATGTATTGACAATCAACGAAGAAGATATCCCACAGCCCCCACAGTGTGTTGCTTGCGGTCTTCAGCAGACTTTCACGTTGTCAGACAACACAATTAATTACTGCGTTGATTTGAGTGCTTTTGTTGGTGACGTAAACATAGATTATAATGTCATATCGATAGGTGTAAGTGACGATTTTACAATAGACGCTACCTACAATTCTTCTACTGTGACAACGGGGCCAGTTTCAACTAGTGGTACATTGACATTCAACAAGAATGTAAACAACGTAAACCAAGTAGAAATATCTCTTAGCGCCAATGGTGATGCATTGATTTCTGTTCTAGTTAATTGTCCAAACCAAGAGTTAATGACAATTATACAGATTGTATTGACTAACGATTACGATGCAGGAGAGACCAACCACGTACAGTTCAGATACACGGAAGGTAGCTATACCTCTCCGATTCAAACCAGCTTTGTTGAGTTTGTTTCTGGATCTTCAGTACCGTTGGTATCGTTGTACAGTTCGACCACAGGGGCTAAAGGATTTGGCTCTATACCAGTTGACAATAGCAATGTGTTTATGTTGTCTAATAAAATCCCACCGGATACATTTGACTTCGATATCTTAAATGACAATTTTAGATATTACACTTCTAACACATTGTACAACAACAACCAAGCAGATATACTAACCTTATTAGGATTGTCTACCAATGTTACACCAATCATACAATCAGGTAATATATTCCAAGGATCTTTCAATACAGGTACACTACAAGATTACCTATATTTGATATGGGATTACAGAGCCTCTACCGCTGTTGATTTGTGTTACTCAAACATTGACATAGAGGATGTCTGCTGTAATTGTACAGAATAAAAGAAATGGCTACTAGTTCAACATACTATTTAAATGCACCCTCGTTAGCTTCTGCTACGGGGGTGTTTACCGATGCCAATATGACCACATGTGCCCCCAACGGATTCTATTCCGATGGGCTCGTAGTTAGGGAGTTGGTTGATTGCGTATTACTACCACAACAATCCTGCCCATCCTGTGCGTTTGAATGCCCAGCTTCTGGAGTAACATGGTCTACATTCCCATTAGGGCAGACAGGTGTGTTCTCAGTGGATATAGATGCAGGGTCAGCGACCGGTGCTATAGAGATTACGTTCGACCCCAACGATACACCCATAGGAATTATAGGCGTATACGATGGAGTTGGATATTCAGCGGTGAGTTCAGTTAACTTTGGTTACTTAGCATCTGCTGCGCCTCAATTGCCTGTTTTCCTTGGTGATACAGCAGACAACTGTGGTATTGTAGCCAATAGTCCATACACAAACCTACCTGTTTACAAGTGGGATGGATCTACCAGCTTTACACTGACATCGTTCACGCAAAACGAAACTGTAATATCGCCACAAATGCAATTAACACTTGGGCCTCCGGGTAATTGCAGAATGGTGATACCTAAGACATCAGCGACACCAACCGATGTTAGGGTTTATATCCTTGTATTGTGTTCTACTTATAGCGCATTTACATTGGATGTAACTTGCCCAGGGGCATTACCAAGCTTTGATAGTAGTGAGGGTGGCGGAAGTTCTAATGCCGCATGCTCTTCTGCTGTAAACCAAACATATTACTACAGCCAAGTAGGTGGCGTTGGCGATGAGCTTGGGTTATATGATATGGTATTCTCCGATCCTAACGGCCAATTCCCATTACCCGATGGCTTTTACCAATCTCCTGACATCCCTGCGCCAAACAATTGGTTTAGAGTTGTTAACGGAGTGATTGTTCAGTTTGGTCCATGCGCTTTTGGAGGCAATTACCTATTAGGAAACTGCGCTTCAATAGGAGAAGTACAAACTATAGTAGCATCTTATGTTGGTTCTACCATACCAATTGGCACCATATGCACAATAAACGAGAGTGATTGTTGTTGGGAGGTATTGGCTTATACTGGAGCCACGGCCACAGAAACAATAATCAGCACTAGCCCTGGTGATACTTGCGCTGATTGCTGTGCGACTTACCGATTGACTAACAACACGTTATCAATACAGACAGTTACTTATGATGACTGTGCCGGCAACCCACAATCATTGAATATCAATCCAGGAGATTCGTCTAATATCTGTGCATTGGTTGGAAGCATGAGTTATCCGAACTTAGATATCATATTGTTAACCTGCGGAAGCACTTGTCTATAATCACTATGCCAAACTACACATTAACATATAGCCCAAATTCAAAAGGATGGGTATCATTTTACTCCTACAATCCTGACTTTATGATTGGCATGAACAATTACTTCTATAGTTTTAAGGGAGGTAATCTATATCGCCATAATACCAACGAACAGCGCAATACATTCTATGGGGTGTTCACTGAAGCCACTATCACTAGTGTATTCAATGAGTCCCCATTGGTAAACAAGTTGTTCAAGACGTTAAACATTGAAGGAGACGATGCTTGGGGTGCTGACTTATATACTGATTTGCAGTCCGGTGGTTTTGCTTTGTCAAATTACTTTGAGAAAAAAGAGCAAGCCTACTTTGCATTTATCAGGAACTCAGGCACAACGCCTGCTAACCCATCAGAGTACCCATTAAGGTCTGTCAATGGCATTGGCCGTAGCGCAAGCATTGTATCCACAACCCCATCGGCAGTAGTGGTAAATTATGCTGTAGCCATTGGTAGGATTGTATCTATCGGAGATTACCTATATTACTCGTTGCCTCCAAGTTACTCTACTCCTGTTTTGTTTGGGGAGATAACCGACATTAACATTGACTTAAAGAATGGTATCAATCAATTGATTGTGGACACCACAATAACTGGTGGTAGCATTCCTTTGATTCAAGACCCATACACAATGTACATAAAGAACTCTGTTGCTGAATCTCATGGGTTACTTGGACACTACTGCGTGTTCACTCTAACCAACGATAATACTAGCAAGGTAGAGCTATTTGCACTTGAGTCTGAGGTCATGAAAAGTTATCCTTAAAAATGTAATATCTTTGTACAGATATGTCTTTGCAAGTCCGACCTCTTTCGCCTAACGATTATACCGAGATTTTGGTACAATGGTGGTCTGATTGGGGATGGCCTGCACCTCAAAGAGACTTTCTTCCAAGAAATGGAGAGGGTGGTATGATTGTTTTTGATGGTGACGAACCGGTTTGCGCTGGTTATCTATATGTTACAAATTCAAAAGCAACATGGGTTGACTGGATTATTTCCAGCAAGACATATAATAAAAAGCCTCAACGCAAGGATGCCTTGTTACTGCTCATTGCTTCGTTAACGGAGTGGGCTAGTGAGTTAGGGTATTCTTATTGCTACGCATTGATAAAGCACCCCTCTTTAATCAAGGTGTATGAGGAGATTGGATACACTCAAGGGGACCAGTATAACCAAGAAATGATAATTAAACTTTAATAATATGGCAGCAACAACAGCAGCAATAATTGGCATAACATCATCGGCAGTTGGTGCCGGTATGTCGTTTGGTCAGATGGCCAAGCAATCCAAGGCAGCAGCGGCAGCAAGGCAACAAGCCAACCTAGCAATACAAGAAGCGAAGAAGCGTGCAGAACAGAACGTGTTCGAATCGTTGTCTTTAACCAAAGACCCATACGAAAGAGCAAGAGAAGCAGCCATTGTAAGTGGCGCTCAAGCTATTGAGGCAGGCAGAGAAAGTGAAAGAGGAGCAGCGGCAACTGCTGGCAGGGTAGCTATGGCTCAGAACGAAATGCAAAGAGACATTGCCGATGTTCAGGCTAAGGAAATGCAAAGTTTAAACCAACTTGTAGCAGCCGAAGAAAGCAGATTAAAAGACTATGCAGCTAATGTGAGCCTAGCCGAGGCAGAGGGTGCACAAAAAGCAATGAGAGATGCAGAGATTTTAAGAGCCAATGCAGCCGCTCAAGCATTTCAGCAGGTAGGTCAAGTAGCCGAGGGGGTGGATAAGTTAATCCCTCTTTACAAACAATCACAAGGAGCTAAGGCATACACGAGTTTAGTAGACCAAGCAACAGCCGCAGGGATGAGCCAAGAACAATTACAGAATAGATTAGCTGAGCTATCGGCCACTAACCCAGAATTAGCTGCGTTATCTGGCGTTAGGTATTCCGCAAATTCATTGGATGCAAAAGGCGACCCAATTGCAAATGCAATGACTCCGGTTCAATTCCAAGACTACCTTAGTCAGCGTCCTGACTTGATAAAGAATATAATAGGCAGCGATTTGTTTAAGTCTAAGCCTGCACCATATATAGAGGTCCCTACTAGCACCGAATCCGTATTGTTCAATCAAAAAACTACTCCGATTAGTGCTCCTAACTCTTATATGTCTAAAGATCTTGGGTATTTAAATCCTGATTTGTTAAACGCATACGGTCTCGACCCATTTAGCATAGCAAAATAATGTCATACTACAAATACGCAGAACGAGAAGCCGGTAGTCAGATTAACTGGGCAGAGATAAGCAAAGGGCTTAGCGATACCATCTATCAAATAGACAAGGATAGACAGGATAAGAAGGCAGCCATTGATGAGGCCACTCGTAAGGACATGAATACGCTGGCCAATGCTCCCAAGGGAGATAATACCACAGCGTCTGAGTGGACCTTGAGATATACCAATGACATGATGAACTACCGGTTGACTATTGACCGGTTGTTAAAGTCTGGTCAGATGGACCTAAAAGACTATAAGATTGCTACTCAAAACAGTAAGGATGCTACCAATTTGCTATTTTCTATAGCGCAGGAGTATCAAGACCAATACGCAAAGATTCAAGAAGGTGTAAAATCTGGTAAGACTTCCACGTTGACACCACAGATTGCAGCGTTAAATGAGTCGTTATCCAACATAAGCACCACCGTTCCATACATCAACCCTACTAATGGTATGGTTTACTTGGCTACAGGAAAAACAGGCAAAGATGGCGTTCAGCAGATGGGTGATAACTACGTTAGCTTGCAAGCGTTGCGCAATAGAGTGAATGTAAGCATCGACAAGTACGACTTGCGTTCAGGAATCATTGCACAAACAAATGCATTGGGCGAGAATGTTATTACGCAAATAGGTAAAGCTGGTGGTATAAAGAGAACTGGATTAGTTACAGAGATATCCGACCCAACGCTAAGAGAAACCTATAAGAAATGGGAGAAAGACACTGTGAAATTATTGGTTGGAGAAGGGTACACAACTGCATCCTTATTGGCCGATAACATGGTGACCAACCCCACTACAGGGAACCAATTTCGCCCCGTATTCGACAGAAAAGAATACGAAGCAGATAAGAGTGGTGACTTAATATTGTTTGAGAACATAAATGGCACCGGACCATTAATGCCTGTTATAAGCGAGAAGCAGAGAAAAATGGCCGAAGAGTTTGTTCAGGGTAACATTGGTTCTTACATCGATAAGAAGATAAAGAAGACTCCATTCACTGAACCTGGTAACGATTTCGTTCCTGCTCATATTATTGAAGAGGGGAAAGAAGCGAAGAAAAAACAAGAAGCATTGTCTTTGTGGCAACAGATATACAAAGCACCAACAGCTACTGGCAAAGAAGCAGCAAAAGCCGGTATACTTGGTACTGACAGAGCAAGAGAGTCGGGTCTTATAGATATTGATTTTACCGACCCAAACAATGTGAAGTTAATTTACAGCAACTCTGCGTTAAACAGAACTATCCCATTGTACAAAGACGGCAAACCAGTTAGAGGTGACGAGTGGGCTAGGTCAGGCAGTGAGTTTACGGGTGTATCTGACGACAGGACACTTTCAAAATTCTCTGGTGATCGTCTAGGTGGAACTGAAGAACAGTTCAAGGCGGTGAAAGGCGGCAGAACTGGAGGTCCAAAAACAATTAATGTACCATTGTCGGCTATAACTCAAGAGTCTGAAGTAGCATCAGAAACTCTCAAGTCTTTCTTACCAAGCAACTTTGTAGTTGAAGATAAAGGTGGCTACATTTCGAATGATATACAAGTAACAGCGCCAAATGGAAAGATTTATACTTACAAATCCAAAAAGTCCACAACTGATGCCGCTACAATAAAAGCAGATATTGAAGCTTTTGTTAGAGATAACTACGAAGAACCAGAAACGACTCCACAACCGCCAACTCCTGGAGGTGTTGGCACATTTGGAGCTACAGCAAAGCCAAGATCATAATATAATTAACGATGCCAAATATCAAAGAAGTACTAAAAGAGTTTGTAGCTACAGCAAATGCTGGGCAATATAAAACAGAGGGTGAATTGCTTTCTAGGTTTCCAGAATTAAATGGGTATGATATAAATACATTAAAAGAGTTTGTAGCTACAGCAAATGCTGGGCAATATGCAAGCGAGGATGATTTGCTTTCTAGGTTCCCTGAGTTTAATCAACCCGTAAAAAAAAAAGAAACTACGGTTTCTCTATCTCAACAGGAAAGTCAACCCATTTCTTCGGGTATAAATCAGAAGGGGGTAAGCTCTTCTTTGGCTACACCAGATTTTAGGCAAACATTAGGTTCTGCATTTAAAAAATCTGAGCAAGAAAAACTACAACAGACGGAACAGGTTAAGCCATCCACTAAAGAAATTGGCAAACAACAAGCTCTTGGTGCACTTGAAGATAAGGAAAATCTACAATTTCAAGCTGAATCAGGTCTTGAATCTGTAGAGGAGGGCAAGCCGTTTTCTTCTACTTCTCTTATTGAGCAATTTGAATCTAAAAAAACTCCAGATAGTTATCTATATGGTATATGGAGCAATATACCTACATCTACATTAGCAATCGTAAGTCAAATTCCAGAAGCTGTAAAATTTATAAACGATGCCGTAGAGGCCGGCATAGCTCAAGTCAAATTAGACGATTTGGAAAAGACAATGGCTAATCGAGACTTTAGTGATATTGATGTTGCTGAAGTAGCTAGGGCTAATAGAGTATTGGAAAGGGTAACCCCAAAAGAAGAAAGACCATTTTGGCAAGATTTAATCAGTAGCATTATATCTTCTTCCATATCAATGACAGCATCTGCACCATCTAAAATAAAAGAAGGTTTAATAGGGGCTGGAGCTGGAAGTGTTATCCCAGGAGCTGGTACAATATCGGGCTTCTTTGGTGGTGTTGCCGGAGGAACATCTTTAGGATTGGAATATTCGGGTACATTCAATCAATCTTTAAAAAATAATGGATACGATGTTACCAACGAATATGATTTAATCAATGCATTATCAGACAAAAAAGTCGTTGAAGATGCAAGGAACCTTGCACTTAGTAGAGGTATACCTGTTGCTACATTTGATATGCTAACGGGAACTATTGCAGGTAAGACGTATAAGGCTGTTAGCAAATCGCTAGCAAAATCCACTATGTCTGAAGCAAAAAAGAAAGCTATTGCTGCATCTGCCGAATTGGTTTCGGAATCTCTACTAGGGGGTACTGGCGAATTGTCTGGTCAATTATCAGCAGGGGAGGAAATTAGCGGAAGGGATATAGCTTTAGAAGCGTTATCTGAGGTTACAGTAGGAGCGCCTTCATTGGCATATCAATACATGAAGAGCAAATCAAAGACACCATCACAGGCTAAATTTGTTGATATTGCGGAAAAAGATCCTTATGTGGACGTGAAAGATTTTAGTGCTAAAATCACCAACCCAGAGATAGCAAAGATAAAAGATCAGATAGATGAGTTAAACAAAATAAAGGATGAATCTGTTAGCGATATAACTAAGAATGAAGCAGATAAAAAAATAAATGAATTAAAGGAAGAGTATTATAAAGTCAAAAACGAGACTATTGAGTCTTATGGTCCTATAAATGAAGCCAAGGGAGAGGAGTTATTAAGTATAAAGAAAGAGATTGAACAGACCATAGAAGATAGAAACAATGCAACCAACGAAAAAGAAAAACAATTTTTAGACGAAGTATTATTAAAACTAAAGGAGAAATTTACAAATGCCATTCAAGAGCAAACAACAAGTGAAATTCCTATTCAGCCAGAAGCCAGAGTTGGCGAAGAAGTGGCGCAAGGAGAACCCCAAGCAGAACCTCAAGTCACTGCCGAAGAAGCTGTCAAAGAAGAAGTAGTTACTCCTTCCGAAGAAGCGCCAGCTACCGAAGAAGAGTTAACAGCCGCATTGGAGCGTATCAGTTTACCGGAAGAGGCGAAAGCTGAAGTGGCCGCTGAACCTGCTACCGCTGTGCCTACTACCGAGAAAGCGTTGCCAAGTATTGATGATGAATTGAAAAAAATCAATGAATCAATCGGGCGTGTTAAGGAAGAGGTAGATGCAGACAAGGATGAGCAAACCTTGCAGGAACTTGGTGAAAAAGTTACTAGAGCCAAAAACAAAATAGCCAAAGCAGATGATACAGATGCTGCTATTGAGGAATTTAAGCAGGCTCAAAAAGAAAAGACAGACTTTGAAGAAGCGGTAGAGAAGAAGAAAGACTTTGATAAAGTAAATACTTTAATAGAAGATGAAGTAGAAGCAAGTAAAAAAGACAACTATGAATATCAGGAGTTGTTTGACCAAGATCCTCGCCTCGCCGCAATACAGAGTGCCAAGGAAATGATTGAATATGGCAAAGAAGATTTCCTTGACGAAGAGGGAGTTGCTCGATATGAGAACGACATCAGAATGCTTGAGGAAGACATCGCTAAGTTCCCAATAAAGGTGGCACCCGCTGCAAAGCCTGCGCCTAAAGTGTCTTCGAAGACACCAAAAGCAAAAGGCGTACCTGCGCCTGCTCCTGTTAGTGAAAGCAAGACTAAAGCAGAATCCTTCCTTGACATTACAGACAAAGAATTCCCTAACGACCATGTACTTGGTGGATATGCCGTAACTGATGATGATGGCAATCTTATCGGTAGAATATCCTTGGAGGACTTTAACGAAGATACCATCAAGATTAATGAGGTTGTAAGCGAAAAGAGAGGGCAAAGAACCGGCAACGGAAGGAGGATAATGGAGAAGATAACTAAACTCGCTGACGATAATGGTATATCATTGACATTGGTCCCCAATATAATAGGAGAGATGAAGGCTAAAGGATTTGAGACATCTCAAAAACTTAAAGACTTCTATAAAAAATTCGGATTTGTAGTTGAGCCAAACACTGGGAGGATGACTAGAAAGCCATTGTCGCCAGCGCAAGTGTCTTCGAAGACACCGAAGGCCAAGGTTGTACCTACGCCTGCGCCTGCGCCTGCACCTGCACCTGCACCTGCACCTGCCGTTAGTAAGGGTGGAATTAAAAAACTAAAAAGTCTTAAAGATATTCAAGAAGATCCAAGAGTTGAAAATGCTTATAGGGACTATGACTCCATTGATGGATATTCTTATTGGGTTGAATTGAAGGATGGATACGAATGGCAACATAACTCACAGATAATTCACGAGTATAGTATGGCGTCCTTGTTGTCCGTAATGAACAACGATGTCAAGCCAATAAAAAAAGAATCTATTACTGCGCCTGCTCCTAAAGTTACTCCCGCTCCTGCACCTGCTCCTGCACCTGCACCTGAGCCTGCTCCTGCACCTGCACCTGCTCCTGTAGCTGAGCCTATAGCAGAGGCTCGAACAGTAGAGCAATTGAGAGAGGAGTATAAGTTAAAGATTCAAAAAGTAAACTTAGACAATACACTCAGTGATAAACAGAAGAGCGAAAAGGTTAAGGAACTGAAAAAAGAATTTGCTGAAAAGAAAGATAAGATGGTTGCTCCTCAACCTAAAGCCGAAGCTAAGCCAAAGGTTGAAGCTAAGCCAAAGGTTGAAGCTAAGCCAAAGGTTGAGGCTAAGCCAAAGGTTGAGGCTAAGCCAAAAGTTGAGGCTAAGCCAAAAGTTGAAGCTAAGCCTGCTCCTAAGAAACCAGAACCAAAAGCTGCTCCAACTGAAACAATATCAGATAAAGATCAAGAAACAATCTTTGAGCTTGAGAATGATATTGTTGATTACGAGATGAAGATTGAAGAGATAGTTGAAGAGATTGGTAACACGAAGTATAATCTCAAGGAAGCATTAGCGGAAATAAAAAAGAAAAGAGATGCGCTCAAGGGGAAAAAGATGTCAAGGGATCAAAGAGAAGAAGCCATGGATGAGATACAAGGAGAGATAGAAGATGCAAAAGACGAGCATGATTCATACCTGGAGCAATACAATGATGAATTATCAGAAGTAAAGAAAGAGAAGAAGAGAGCCGAAACAAAACTTGCCAAACTAAAAGCCAAGGTAGCAGCAGGTACCACAGAGCCATCAACGAAAGTCCAAGAAGAAGAAGTATCGTATGATGATGTCAAAGACTTAGACCCTACTAACGAGACCGCACTCAAGAAAGTATTACGAGTGTTAGATGACATGGACGATTCGCTATCTGAATTTGGTAGCGGTAACCTATCTAGTGGTATGGCTATACCATTGGCCAAGGCAATCATCAAATCACTCAAGGTATTGGTAAAGGCTGGTATTAAATTACAGGATGCTATTGCTAGAGTAGCCGCAGAGAACAATATCGAAGCAAAGGATGTGATTCAGATGATTAAGGATATTGACAAGGCTCAAACTCCCATGGCCAAGCTGAAACAAAACATCCAAAACGAAGTTCAAGCAGCCAAAGAAGGAGCACGTAGTGTAAGTGATGCAATCAAAGCTATCACTGACTACTTTAACTTCAACGCTAACCGTGGTAATTTGACACGTAGAGACCTTGGAAGAGTAATTAATATCATCGCTAAGGTCAAGGACCAAAAGTCCTTAGATAAGGCCGCAGATAAGATATTCGCTATCATTGACAAAGCAAAGACTGACATCATTGAAGTGAGCGAGTCAAAGTCATTGCTATCCCAAATAAAATTGGAGGCAAAGTCGGCTCTCGGTGCCAAGAAAGACATCAACCAAAAGCGTAAGGATCTATCCGCAGTAATCAAAGCAATGGAGACATCCGGAAAGTTGACTGCTGCCAAGGCTAAGGCATTGCTAAATAGAATTGGCAAGGTGAATCTTGATAACCCTGCATCAGTGGATGCATTCCTTGATTATGTAGAGAAAGTATTTGAAGATGCTAACTATGAGGTTGAGTTGGCTGGTATCAATGCAAAGATTGCAAAGGCCAAAAAGAATATAAACTCAAAGATAGGAACTGCTGCCAACCTGACTCAATTGATGAACAAGTTGCTAAGCATTAAACCATCATTAATACCATCTTCGGTGTTTGACGCATACAAAGAGTTGGTAGATATGTTTGGTGCTAGCGATGCGGTATTATCACTCCCAGAAATAGGAGAGGTTACAGCGCAGGCTCAAGCTATATTGGATGAGATTGATAACGAGTTGTCGGCAATACCCGATTTAGCTGAAAGATTATTCAACTACGATAAGGCTGTGCTTACTGAAGCCGGTGCTTTGGACTACACTCAAACTATAGATAATATGAAAAAAGATGGTATCATTGATGATGCCGAGTATGAGCTAATGCGCAAGTACAAGAATTATATATTGCCTAAAGCCGTTAAGATTCCAAAGACCAAAAAAGAATTGGCTGATGAGAAGACTGATTTGGTTAAGCAAGTTAAGGCAGAAGCAGCCAATACCACTGCGGCTGCATTAGATGGAGATAATGAGAAAAGAGCTGCATCTAGTTTGATAAAGTTAGCCAAGACAAATGCTATTGAGTTCCTAGATAACAGGCAATTAGAGAATCTTCTTAGAGTTCTTGACAACATAAAGAACGGATACTTTCCGGCATTTGCTGGAAGGATTAACGAGAAGTTGCAGTCAATAGAGAATGCTGGATTTTTCTCGAGAGCCATAATGAAAGCTAAGATGCCTACACTGGCATTAGCTAAAGCAAAAATAAACAACAAGAGAAAAGACTTGTTGCGTAGAATCAAGTCTATACCATTGTTTAATATAGACGAATTGTTTGGGGACTTCAAGACCAAAGACATATTCAATTCTTTGTTGGACCTTTTAGCCAAGAGTCAGCAGAGATATTCGCTTGAGATAGAAAAAATCAATCAACGAATGGAAGAAGCGTTGAATGCCATTGCTAAAACATACAAGAACAACGAGAACAAAATCGTAGAGTCAAAGATGAAGATGGCAATCTACCGTATACAGCGAGAGTTTGAATCTAATCCTGGAGATCCCCAAGTAAATCCTGCCATTCAATACATCAAGGAAACTGTAAAAGCTATTCGAGAGGGTAACACTAATTACAGCGATGAAGATGCTGATTTGCTTGAGCAAATTGCAGAAGAATACAGCGATGGAGCAGATGGTATTGATTTAAACAAACTAAAAAATTCTTTCAACTCAGCAGAGAATGTTGCTTTGGATTTGTTTGACCAGATAAATAAAGAGTTAGAGCCATTGGCTGTATATACTGGTGATGTTGTTCGTGGCGATAAAGTTTATCTATTGAACAACTACAATCACATCAGTGTGCTTCCAACGAATAATGAAACACCCGATAGTATTGCCGAGTCTTTGAAGAAGTTTGATACAAAGAATGTAGTATCTACCAAGGCAAAGTCTTTGATTGAAAGAACTACCGGTGCCAAGGCTATTAACTTTGATGTATTCTCCACTGTTCAACGTGGTGCAAACTTTGTATTGATAGACTATCATTTGACTAGTCCAATACGAATAGCCAGAGGTACAATTGCTACCGCTAGAAAAATGATGGAGGAGAATGGCACGTTGACCGAAGATAGAAAGACCATGCTCAATTCCATCAGCGATGCATTGGAGTTGGCATTGAAAGCTATGCTTGACCAGTCGGCAGTTAAAGACGAGTTCGTTGATAAGGTTGTAAAAGAAATAGCAAAGACCGGATATCGTGCGATGCTTGGTGGTATACCTAGGGCAACCACTGAATTAACTTCTAACATGGCTTACGTTACCATGGTCGCATTCAAAGAGTGGAAGAGTGGTGTCGGCATTATCAAAGACATCCCTGGCGGTGAAGAGGTAAACATAATGGAGGCTGTAGGTAGCAAGGTTATTAGTCGTGTTTATGGATCTGACCCATTGAAAGGAAGATTGGTAGATTCAAGTGTACTTAGAAAGCGTGTAGGCATTGGAGTAAGTAAACTTAAAAGAAGCACGCTAAACGTAATAGCCACCATACACAACAATTCAACCAAGAAGGTAAAGAACTCGGCTGAGTATGTTGCCGACACGTTGATTTCTACGCCCGATAAAATAATGATGCGGCCTCTTTGGTTTGGTTCGTTTGAATCTGCATTTAAATCTTTTACTGGGGTATCCCCTGATTTTAAAAAGATTGCAGCTAACGATACCGACTACATGATTAAGAATAAAGAGGCACTAGAGGCGGCAGGAAGAGTAGCGGATGAGAAAGTAGCCATGGCCGGTAACGTAGAGAACCCATTCATGAACGCTCTAAGAGCTTATGTTCCATCTGATAGAAGTGCTTTGTATAAAGGATTTAAAGTGTTTGACAACTTCATGTTGAAGTTTCAAATTGGAGAATACTTAACAGCACGTAAAGGATTGTACGCCATGATGGGCAACGGAAGTATATCTAAAGCAGAAGGAGCCAAATTAATGGCCGCTGTTGTTACTCGTATGACAATCTATACCATAATGAGTAAGATGGCAGCAGAATTTTTCTATGGATTATTTGCAGGTGACGAAGAAGAAGATGATGACAAGTCAATCGCTCAAAAACTTGGGCAAGGATTAGCATCCACCATGACTAGCTTGTTGTTGGGCAGGGACTTTGGTAACTCTATACGTTCGGTTGTTAACTATGGAGTTGAGAAAACCAATGAGAAATACTTAGACTTCCTACGTGATGGAGACTACGATCCATACGAGGATGCTATTCAATACACCTTTATACCGCCTGAAAAGAAAGGCAAATCGCTTGAGGCATTTGATTTGCTAGTGAATATATCCGGTCCGTATTCGCCTGCTTTAAAATCTTTGAACTTTGCTGCCAAGAAATTGACAGAAGAACCAAAGAAAGAAGCAGATGCAATTGAACGACAGGAAAAAGAATTAGCATTCCGTCTGCCCGTTGAAATACTAGGTAACCTTGGATACTTGCCATTGTATAAAGACATCCGTGGCATCGTAAACAAATCTATCTACAAAGAATTAGATAGAGAATTGGATAACCAAGGCAAGAAGGAAGAGGAGTTCAAGCCTATGGGTCTTAATAGGTCTGACCTGAAACGCTACTACCCGGAAGTGTATGAGCAATACTATGGCGAGGGTACAGCAGCTGATGCCCAGAGGAAGCTTGAAAAGGAAAAGAGACTCCTTGAGCAAAGAATAAAAGACGAGTATTACAACTACATCCCTAAGAAAAGAGAGAGGGGATCAAGAAAAAAGAGAGGTGAATTTGGCTCCGCACCATTCGGAGAGGGCCGTTAACTCAATTATATTTTATATATTTGAAGTGCTTTTGTTTTGCGTAATAACACATCAGTTCTCCGTGTTCAGCAAAATCAAGATGGGGGAGGAGACTCCCCCATTTAATTTCACCCGTAAGATCTTTTAACTTGGCGTAGATTACACCATCATCACAAGCCCACATCACTACCGGATTGAGTCTCTTATCTGCTAGCTTCAAAACTCTGGCTGTTGGTAGTAACAATGGGTAAGCCGTGGCTATAGTCTTGTAGCGTGGCGTTACTTCCACGTAAGCAATCAACTCGCCATCTCTAAATAACTTGTAGTCTATGTCGCCTTTAATCTGAGGCTGGTGCGTACCACCAAATGTGGCTATGAATGTTTCGATTGCTTTTTGTTTGCGTTTCTTTACTTCTTCATCAGAAATCATCTTCTTCTATGGATTTGATTATATTTTTAATTTCAATTATCAGGGTCTGTGCATCGTGCGTAGCAAGTGGATACTCTCTATCTGTCAAGTTCTCGTATAAGTTAGCCAACAATTCCTGGCACTCCTCAATGCTGAACAAAATCCTTTCGGCTCTATCTAGTTCTTTCTTTCTTTGAGGGTCCATCTCTTCTTGTTTTAATATGCCTCTGAACACTTCAACTCTAAATCCCTTTGACTTGAGTTCATTGATGCGGTAGTCCTGTAGTTTAGAGAGTCTACCGGTAGCAGTCTTAACTTCGCTGAAAAGAACTCTGGAGAAGGGCGGTATGGCAAGGAGATCTGGGATACCATTCTTGTTGGTCTTCATTAACTTTAATACATAGTAACCTTTCTCTTCTAACTGTTTAATTCTTTTTGATTGTATCTGTTGCTCGGTCATAATTTATCTTGGCATACTCCATCGCTTCATCAAAGCTAATAAAATTTCCGATCATTTCACCCTTGTAATACAATCTTCTGTACCAACGATCATGTATCCACGCTTTCATAATCAATATGTTATCAATGAAACTATCGTAGTGCTTCTCGTAGTACTCATCGTGGGACATTTTATTGACGGCACCGGATGCATGAGCTCTTTTTATTTCAAGTATATTGGAATCAAGCAGTTCTTTGCGAGAGGACAAAAGCCAATCTAAGAAATCTTCTTTGCTGAACTCGCTGTACTTGCGGAATATTACCTGTGCTGTGGTCTCGTATTTCATTTGGTCAACTTCATGTGGTCTTTCAATCTCTTTATATACCACTCTGCTTTCTCTACGTCAATGATACCGCCTTTGTCCTCATATCTCCACAGGTATTTGATTACGTTAGCTACACACACAGCTTCGATGCCGGTCTTATTTACAGTGGCTGATTCTATTGCATCAATGCATTCTACCTTACCAGCGGTGTAATGCGATGGGTGATTTACCTTGTCCATTCTACTTAATGTAATACAAATAAATTGCTATAGTTATTGAAAGCAATGTGCAAAACAATGCAAAAAAATCCTTGAGTTGTTCTTTATTTTTCATTTTTGTATCTATCAATTAAAGTTTTAATCATATCGATAAGCAAATAAACAAATACAAATGTACCCAATCCAAGTACTACAAATACAAATAGGTAGTCCAATACAAACTTCAATGTGCTCATGGTTCGTCTGTTATTTTAATGGTCTTAATGTATTTTGAATATACGCCTTCGAAATTGTTTTTGTTTATGACAGCGGTCTTCTTGTCTTTAAAATGTTGAGGAGCTACAAACAATCCGTTCCTTCCTTCAAAAACATTAGCGTAAATTACCTGGGGTTCAACAGCAATGAACAAGTCTTGGC